ACCCGAGAAAGATTCCAAAGGGCTCTCTGAAAGGCCTGCGTTGCGTAGACCCGACATGGATTTACCCGGCTATGTACAACACGCGATGGCCTCTGTCTGACAACTACTACAAGCCGATGTCGTGGTTTGTCATGGGGCAGACGGTTCACGAGTCACGCTTCATCGATATTATCAGTCGCCCTGTGCCAGATATCCTCAAGCCATCATATTCGTTCGGCGGCCTATCGCTGACGCAACTGATGGAGGATTACGTTACAGACTGGCGAGACGCCAAGAAGAACGTTATCAAGATTCTCCGCACGCTGCGTATGAGGGCTCTGAAGACAGATATGGATGCTCGCCTGCAGGAGCCGGGGCAGTTTGATAAGCGCATTCAGATGTTCACTAAGTATCAGGACAACTTCGGTGTGTGGGCTATTGATGTGCAGGAAGACCTGCTTCACATGCAGACCTCCCTCAGCGAATTGTCTAACCTGTTGTCCAACTATCAGGACCAGATGTGTATCCCGGCTCGCATCACTAACCTGAAGCTCCTGGGGAACGCTCCAGCGGGTTTAAATGCATCAGGTGACTCCGAGCTTGAGACATGGCACGAAACCATCTCAGGGATGCAGGAGCGCGATATACGACGAGCTCTTGAGAACATCTTCAAGATTATCCAGCTCTCAGAGTTTGGCGAAATCAAAGAGGACATCTATTTCGAGTTCCGTCCACTGGATGAACTGAGCGAGAAAGAGAAAGCCGAGATTGCCAAGCTTAAGGTCGAAACGGTCACTACCGCATCTGACTCGCAACTGGTCGACACCGAAGAGGCCCGCGATGCTCTGAAAGGCATTGAAGGTGCAGGCTTCGAAAATCTGGATGGTGATTATGAACCGGAAGAAGACGAAGAGTCTGAAGCCAGTGAACTACAACGCGGGAAACATCAGGTGGTACCAGAAAGAGCTGCTCAGAACGATTCGTGAGATGAACGATGACGTGAAGGCAGAGATAGTCGCCATCATGCGAGATAACCCGCTGGCGATGGATGTGGCGATGGATGCTAACCCAGTTGACCTGGTGAAGCGTGCTATATCCTCGCTGGCTAAGAAGTGGATAGACAACTTCATCAGGAAGGCGATCCCGGTTTCAGATGAAGTGGCTGATAAGACACTTGAGGCTGTCGACCGTGGCATTCTTGCATCTGCCCGCAAATACTCACTGGTTATCAACCTGCAATGGACTGATGCCATGCTGCAAAAGCGTGATGCCATCATTGCTGAAAACGTGTCACTGATTCGCTCGATACCGGAGAAATACTTCACCGAAGTCGAGTCAATGGTGTTCAGGTCTATTGCCAAAGGTGGCGACCGAAAGCAACTGGCTGATGAGATAGAGCGCGAGTTCGGAAAGCGTCATGGCATCACCAGACGACGCGCTGAGTTCATCGCTCGTGACCAGGTGCGCAAGGCTACCAGTGCATTATCAAACGCGCGACAGCAGGCGGCAGGAATCAAGAAAGGCATCTGGTTGCATAGTGGTGGCGGAAATCAGCCACGGCACAAACATGTGCAGGCTAATGGAAAAGAGTTCGATCTCGATAAGGGGCTACCCATTGGTGACAAAGGCCAATATGTGCTGCCGGGCGAGGAGCCAAACTGCGGTTGCACGTGGAAGCCGGTACTTCCATTCTAAGGACATAAAATGCAAGAGCTTGTCGTTTGCACAGAGAGGAATAACCCCGCAGTGCCTTTTGGGTGCGTTGTGCGAGGTACTCATTATGATGGCGAGACATGTGAAGTTGATATGGGGAATGGCGATGTAGTGGAGATAAGGGGTTTTATTCCATACATGACATTCCTTGAAATTAACTCGATCATCATCGAAAAGCATATAAGCAAGAAAAGACTATAACAGGCTGCCTAATGGCGGCCTTTTTTATTGCCTGAAGAAAGGTAATCCAATGGTTTTTACATCCAGCAAGCTTCCAGGCGGTGGATATCAGCCGAAAAGAAATGGCGAAGACACCACTGAAAAAATCAGCCCGCCACCCAAGCGAAGGTAATCCAATGCCAGTACATCAGAAAGACGGCTCATGGTGGTGGGGTTCAAAAGGTCCGTTCCCATCAAAAGAAAAAGCCGAAGAAGTAGAGCGAGCGGCATACGCGAACGGCTACGCCAAAGACTCTGCATTCGCATTCGACAGGGCGAGCGTGCGCACCTATGACGCGGATGGAAAGCTTCACGTAGAGCTAACCCCAATCAGCAAGGCTAACGTCTGCGTCTATTACGGACGCGAGATTCCAGGCTGTGATGAGTTAGGGCTTATTCCTGACAAAGCATATCGCCTCCTGCGTGACCCTGAAGAGCTGCGCAAGGCCGCAGAGACATTCAACAACCAACCGCTGCTGAACACGCACATTGCCGTGTCAGTGCTTGCCCCACCGAAAGAGGCAATCATCGGATCAACCGGTGAAAGCGCTGAATTCGACGGTACATACCTGAAAAACTCTCTCGTCATCTGGGATGTGAATTCCATCATTGGCGTAGAGAACAAGCAGCAGCGAGAAATTTCATCCTCATACCGCTACCGGCTCGATATGACTCAGGGCGAGTACGAGGGAGAGGCATACGATGGCGTCATGCGTGACATCGTTTGTAACCACGTGGCAATCGTGCCATCGGGTCGTGCAGGCCCGGATGTATTTGTATACGACTCAAAACCTACAGGAACAACACTGATGTCAAAAGCAAAAGCACTCATGGCGCTTTTCAAGCCATTCCTGGCTAACGACGCCAACACCGAAGAGGTGGAAAAGAAAGTCGAAGAAATCATCAAAGATGAGGACAAAGACCCAAAAACTGCCAAAGACGAAATGACCGAGGAAGAGAAGAAGAAGCTCGCCGAGGACGAAGAGGCTGAGAAGGCTAAGAAACTAGCTGAAGACGAAGCCGAAAAAGAAAAAGAGAAAGAGAAAATGGCAAACGACAGCAAGTTAGCGATGGATGCAGCGGTTAAAGCTGTTGAGCAGCGCTTCATTGACCTGCGTAAAGCTGAGCGTGATGTACGTCCGGTAGTAGGCGAACTGGCCTGTGACAGCGCAGAGGAAGTGTATCGCACCGCCCTGAAACAACTTGGCTGTGATGAGCACGCTTCAATCCCTGCCGCTGCACTGAGCTCTGTGTTCAAAGCATATGCACGCCAGCCGTCATCGATGGCGCAGGACTCCGCGGTTATCACCACGTCTTCTCGTGAAAACGTAAAACACTTCTTTGAGGGCACTAAATAATGGCTTTCCAGACAAGCGTTAATATCTACTCTGGCGTTGGTCAGGCTGGTCAGCCTGCTTCTAACAGCCCAATCATTGCTGCTGCAGGCGGTCCTGGTGCATATCAGGCTGGTTCGAGCGGTCTTGTCATGGCTCGTTTCGCATGGCGTGACGGTACCAACCCACTCCTGCTGAACAACACCGGCACCGGCAAGCCTGTAGGTTTCGTCTACAACAACGCAAACGCCACGATCACCTATCTGCAGAACTCCAGCATGACTATTCCTGCTGGCCGTGAAGCATCCCCGGTGGTTGGCGGTGACTTCTGGGCTCTGTCTGCTACAGACGCGACTGTGGGTCAGAAAGTGTTTGCGGTACTGGCTGACGGCACCCTGAAGACCGGTGCAGCTGGCGCAACCATCTCCGGCGCTGTTGAAACCGACTGGTATGTGGCTAGCCCTGCAACAACCGGTAATCTGTTAATCATCTCTACCTGGAGCAAAGCATAATGCCTCAACTGACTCAGGCTGATTTCGCTGCCTTTAAAGCGGAAGCCGAATCTCGCGGCATTTACCTGCCTGCATCGGTAACTAAGTTTGCAATGGATGCCGACCCTCAGCCGGGTCTTGGCGCAAACGGCGGTATTCCTGCTGTAGTATCAACCTTCATCGACCCTGAAATCGTGCGCACCATCTTCGCTAAGCAGAAAGCGACCGAGATTCTTGGCGAGAAGAAAAAAGGCTCATGGGCTCAAGACACCATGATGATCCAGCGCGTTGAGCAATCAGGTGATGTTGTGGCGTATGACGACTACAGCGAGCAGGGTGCCAACCAGGTAACTTCCCGTTGGGAAAACCGTCAGGTGTTCCGCTACCAGACCATGGTCACCTATGGCGAACTGGAGCAGGAGCGTTACGGCCTGGCCATGCTGCCATACGTCGCAGAGAAACAACGTGCAGCAGCCTGGACTCTGAATCAGGCGCAGAACAAGTTCTACTTCTACGGCGTATCCGGCCTGCTGAACTACGGCATCCTGAACGACCCATCACTGCCGACTCCGATCACCCCGGCAACTGTTGGCGGCGTGACCCTGTGGAAAGACAAACAGGTTATCGACATCTACAACGATATCCTGGCGCTGTATGCAGATCTGATTGCTCGTACCAATGGCGCAGTAGGTGATGGTGTAGATATGGCCTCGCCTCTGGTGCTGGCAATGTCTCCAGCCGCATCTGTTTGGTTCAAAAAATCAAACGAAATCTTCGGTAACTCTGTCGAGAAGATGGTTAAAGACACCTTCACGAACATTCGTATCGAAGTGGCCCCTCAGTACAGCACTGCGGCAGGTGAACTGGTGCAGATGTTTGTTGAGACCGCTCAGGGTCAGGATGCGGGTTACTGCGCATACAGTGAAAAACTGCGTGCTCATCCGGTCATCACCATGACCTCCAGCTGGAAACAGAAACACTCCGGCACCACCTATGGCGCGGTTATTACTCAGCCGTTCCTGTTCGCTCAGCTCCTGGGGGTTTAATCGATGGCTAAGCCTTCAACCTACGTTATTGGTTGCAAACTTCCAAATGGCCTGTCATTCCGTCACGGTGATCAGACGATCACCCTGGCGGGCGCCAACTCTTCTGAGTTAATTAACGGGTTTGGCATGACAAAAGGCGTTCCCTCTGAAGCGTGGGAAGCCTTTGAGAAAAATCACAAAGATGCGCCATTCATTCGCAATGGCATCGTCTTTGCTGTTACTGATGAGAAATCAGCAGCAGATGCTTCTCTGGAGCGCTCACGCCAGAAGACAGGCCTTGAGCAGGTTAACGCCAAAGATGCAGGCGTGGAGCCAGATAAAGAGGAATAAACCATGGCTGTCGTGACTCTGGATATTGCCAGTTTCCGCGCCATGTACCCTGAATTCTCCAACGTTCCAGATGCAATCCTTCCATTCCTGTTTGACCAGTCCACTGACTATCTGAATAACACCGATTACTCACTCGTTGATGACGTCGTGAAGCGAGAGCGCTTGCTCTACATGCTCATGGCGCATCTGGCGTATGTGCGTTACGGCGACAATAGAGGTCGTGGCGGTTCAGGAATGGTTGGTCGCATTGCATCAGCTACAGAGGGCAGCGTGTCAGTTTCATCTGACCTCGGCCCTATTGAGTTCAGGTATGCGTGGTATACGCAGAGCCCATATGGCTTGGACTTCTGGCAGGCGACGAAAGTCTACCGGATGGCTAATTACTATCCTGGAGATAACTATGTCTGACGGCCTCGATAAGTACCTGGAAGGAATGGCTGAGCGACTCAATGCCACTGAGGTAAGAGCTGGCTTTCTCGGTGGCTCAACATACCCAGACGGAACCAGCGTCGCGATGGTTGCCACTCGTAACGAGTACGGTGACCCGGCAAACAATCAGCCTCCACGTTCATTCTTCCGCAACGCAATCGCAGACAAACAGGAAGAGTGGAAGAAGACGATTGAGCGAGGCCTTGCTTCAGGTCTTGATTCCAGAACGGTGCTTGAGGTCGTCGGCGCTCAGATAAAGGGTGATATTCAGGAGTCGATTGCCACGCTCATTGAGCCTGCGCTCTCCGAAGTCACGCTTGAGCGACGCAGAAACAGGAAAGTAATGCCTAACCAGTCAGATAAGCCTCTCGTCGACACCAGGGTGATGATTGGCGATGTTAACTACGAGGTTACCTGATGAACCTGCATCAAATTGTTCGCGGGGCGATCACAACGGTTAACCCTGACTTTCCCGGCGTACTGAAAGTGAATAGCGGATTCACAACTGCGCCAGGCGGTAAGCGCGTGCAGTCATACACCGATGTAGATGTGATTGTGCAGATGCAATCCCTGTCATCCACCGACCTGAAGCAGGTTGATGCGATCAACATTCAGGGGATTCTGCAAAGCGCCTATCTGAATGGAAACTTCAATGGCATTAACCGGCCCGAACAACGGGGTGGCGACATGCTGATTGTGGATGACAAGACATGGCTGGTTGTGAAAGTGGCAGAGCTTTATCCGGACTGGTGTCATCTGATTGTTAACCTGCAGAGGTCGCCATGACAGCCACAGTAGACATCACCGAGCTTGACCTGCGCATTGCGCTGCAGGCGTTTCTGATGGATATCACCGGCCTTACCATCGACAACGTGTTGGTGGGCCAGCAGAACCTTACGCCAATGCCGCTTAATGACTTCATTATCATGACGCCGCTGAAGCAGATAGGCCTGTCTACCAACCGAGTCAAATACGACGACAACGGCGTGTATGGCGAAGGTAAGCAGCTCAACCAGCGCAGCACCCAATGGCCTTGCCAGATTGACTGTTACGGCGAGAATGCGGCGGATAACGCTGCAATCATCGGTACGCTAATCCGCTCAGACTTTGCCTGTGAATGGTTCAGACAATACGGCAACGTCATCACACCTCTTTACTGCTCAGACCCTCATCAGACAACGATGATAAACGGCGAGCAACAATACGAAGGCCGCTGGACGATGGAATTCATCGGGCAATTCAACCCGTCTGTTACCACACGCCAGGACTTCATGGACAGCATTACAGTCGGCGTTATTGCCGCAGATTTAAAATACCCACCGGAGAGTGCATAAATGGCAATCCCATTACGCAAAGATATTCAAATCAATCCTGGAGTGCTGCCAGCGGGCGGTTCAGCGCTTGATCTGAATGGCCTTATCCTTACCGACAGCGCTTATGCTCCGGTGGGGAGTGTTATCACATTCACGAACAAAGAAGACGTAGCGGCCTATTTCGGTAGTGCATCGGCTGAATTCAGCATGGCTGAAGTGTATTTTCAGGGATACGACAATTCCACCAAAACCCCTGGCGCGTTGCTGTTTGCACGATTTAACCCGGAAGCAGCGGCAGCATGGTTGCGCTCAGGCTCTATGGCGGCCGTAACGTTAGACCAGCTCAAATTGCTGAGTGGTGTGCTGACACTGACCGTTGACGGTACTGCACATACCTCAGCCAGCATCGACCTGAGCACAGCAACCAGCTTTGCAATGGCCGCTGACCTGATTGAGACGGGTATCGGCTCCAGCGTTACGGTAGAGTACGATACAACGCAGAAGCGCTTCATCATCACCAGCGCGACTGATGGCGCGGCGAGCACTATTACCTACGCAACCGGCACTCTTTCTGCTGGTCTGAAACTGACAGCCGCTACCGGCGCTCAATTGTCACAGGGCGCCGATGCAGCAGTAGTAACTACGGCGATGCAGTCAGTGCTTGATAGCTCTCAGAACTGGGCAATCTTCACTACATCCTTCACGCCGACAGAACAAGAGGCGCTGGACTTCTCCGCCTGGGTTAACGGTCAGAATTACCGGTTCGGCTACGTGCCATTCACACTTGAAGAATCCGCGCTGGTATCTGGCTCAACAGACACGCTGGCGTACAAAATCATTGTCGTCCACGACTATTCCAACGTCGTACCGGTGTTCGGTGACCAGACTCACGCAGCGAGCGTTATTGGTTATGCCGCATCTCTTGACTTCGATCGCCAGGAAGGCCGCGTACCATTCAAGTTCCGTTCTCTAGGCGGTCTGCTGCCGGAAGTTACCACATCAGCAAATTATGATGCGCTGATTGCCAACGGCTACAACTTCTACGGCGCGTACACGGCGAATAACTACGACACCCGCTACTGGGCAGATGGCGCGATTACAGGCGATTTCAAATGGTTTGACTCGTTCTGTAACCAGATTTGGCTTAACGCCAATCTCTCACAGGATGCGATCGAGTTGTTCCAGTCCAATCGCAGCATTCCTTATAACGCACGCGGTAAGGCGATCATCGAGGCGTCATTTGCTGACACCCTGAACCAGGCAATTGTGTTTGGCGCAATCCGTACTGGCGTAACACTGTCCAGCTCTCAGATTTCCGAGATTCAGAATGCCGTAGGCGCTGACATTTCCCCATCGCTGATCGCTAAGGGTTACTACCTGTATATCGCAGACGCCACTCCTACGCAGCGCCAGGAGCGCACAAGCCCGAGCATGACCCTATGGTACTGCGACGGCGGTTGCGTACAGAAAATCACTCTCGCAAGCATTGAGGTGCAATAAATGTCCAACACTATTACAAGCGCTGATTCAATCTTTGCCCTCACTGTTACCAACCTTTTCCCAAGCGCTCAAACGCTGGAAGGATACGCAGCGGACGCGATGTTTGCTCTGGGTGATACAGAAATGGCGGTTTCCGTCCGTGGCGCTGACGGTAAGCTCTCTGGCGGCTTCGTATTCGGTGAGTATCTACAGACGATCACAATCATGCCTGACAGTCCATCTCGTGACCTGTTCGAGACCTGGCAGCTTACGTCACTGACCTCGAAAGCAGTATTCCGCTGCAACGCAACAATCATCCTCCCGGCGATTAGTCGCAAGTTCACGCTGACCAACGGTATCCTGCAACGCGTAAAAGCCATTCCTGATGCGCAGCGCGTACTGCAGGCAATGACCTTCCAGATTAACTGGGAATCAGTCGTGGGCGAAGCGTACAACGCATAAGGATTAACATGGCACGCAAAGAGATTTTCTACACCGTCGAAGATAAAGGCCGTGACAATGGGAAGATGTTTTACATTCGCGAAATGTCAGCTACTCAGGCTGAGTGGTGGGCAATTCGTGCCGGACTGGCAATGGCTAAAAACGGCGTTAATCTTCCGGATAACTTTTCAGATATGGGTATGGCAGGCATGGCGAAAGTCGGCCTCGAAATGGTGGCTAAAATCCCTCCAGAGGATGCACGGCCTCTCCTGGACGAGCTGATGAAGTGTGTTCAGGCCGTTCCAGACCCAGCCAATCAGAGCGTTAAGCGCAACCTGATTGATGATGACACTGAAGAAGTTATGACTCGTCTGAAGCTTCGCGGTGAAGTCTTTAAGCTGCACGTCGATTTTTTAACCGCCGCCGCCAGTTAGACATCCCTCCGGTAATGGGTCAGCAAATCGCTGGCCTGACCGACTATGCCAACGTACCTAAAACAATAGCGACGGTCCTGTCATCGGGTAAATGCTCGTTGACAGAACTAAGCACAACGCTTGGTGTAGAGGATATGTGGTGGTGGCTTGAGATAATCACAGTCGACAATTACAACCAAATGGTCATCAACAGGGCTCAGGAGAATGGCTGATGCCAACGATTATTGACTCACTGGTAGTCACTCTTGGTCTTGACTCTTCCGGATTCAAGAAAGGCCAGACAGAAGTAAAAAAAGGCCTGGACGATACCAGAAAGAATGCTGACCAGACAGCTAAAGACATGGAGGCCGCAGGTAAAAGAGCGGCCTCTTTTTTTGGCTCAATCAGAACAGAATTACTTGCGCTGGTAGGCGTTACTTTATCGGCGCAGGGCATCAAGACCTTCATCACCAACATGACATCGGATTTGATGCGGTTGGGGATTGAATCTCGCGCTCTGGATATCTCGGCTAAGTCTCTGGATGGATGGGAGAGGGCAGCAGCGGCAGCCGGTTCAACTGCAGAACGCATGGCAGGCACGCTCGGTAACTTCCAGAAGACGCTGACAAACATTCGCACCGGTGGCGGACAGGACGATCCGCTTTTCGGCGCTCTGGCCTCATTCGCCGGTGCAACAGGCGCTAACTTTGACTACCAGAACGACAACGCCGAAAAAATCATGCGCAAGATTGCCAGCAACTGGGGCAAGTTGAGCAAAGACGCTCAGCGTCGATTTGGCGGCATGTTTGGCTTTGACAATGCTACTCAGCAGGGGCTTGCTAACGGTTCACTGGTTCAGGATGCAGATAGGTTTGCGAAGATATCACGAGCCACTGATGAAGCAACCAAAAAGGCTCTGGAGTTTAACCGCCGCCTGCAGGAGATGAAGCAGAACTTTGCCGCAGCGTCGCAGGTGCTGTACGAAGCTCTGATTCCATACATCGAGAAGCTAATTCCCCTGATTGAGAAATTCGGGATATGGATTAGCACTCACGGACCTGAAATAAGCAAGTTCTTCTCCGAAACAGCAGATGAAATTAATAAGGTTGTTGATGCTGTAGGCGGTCTTGAAAACGCGCTGAAACTGCTTCTGGTGTTTGTTGGCGGGAAGTGGCTGTTAGGCATGACCGCGTCGATTGGCGGGGTAAGGGGAGCAATGCTCGCCCTCGGCCGCTTGAGTCTCATTGCCGGGCTTGTCGAATTACAAAAGTACGCTGAGCAGCTTGAGAAGAAGTACTCCTGGCTTACCAATAATCCTGTGGCGGATTTCCTGAATAGCGGCGCAGGTACAGATACAACTACGGAGTGGGGAAAGCAGCTTCACGACTGGATATTTGAGAAGACTGGAATCCAGCTTCCTCGCGGTGACGGATACAAGTCAGCTCCTCGCGGAATACGCAATAATAACCCTGGCAATCTGAACTATGCCAATCAGTCTGGCGCAACGATGGAAGGCGGAGAAGGCGGTCGCTTTGCCGTATTCGAGTCGATGCAGCATGGCATTGCCGCGCTCTATAAGCAACTTCAGTTGTACTTCAAGCGCGGTATCAACACTCTTTCCTCAATCGTCAAAACCTATGCCCCGGCATCAGACAATAACAATGTTGACGCTTACATCTCTGCGCTTTCAAAAGCGACAGGTAAAGGCGCTAACGAGGTGCTGGATTCAGGAGACACGGCCACAATGGCAAGGTTGATGAAGGGAATTGTCGACCATGAGAACGGGAAGGGCTACATCAGCTCATCTGACATCATGGGGGGCATTCAGTTAGGTGCAGGTTCATCGGCATCTCGCAATATGCCAGCGGCTGCAGGAAGCCAGACCAACATCAATATCGGAAAAATCGACATGCAGACATCGGCCGGAAACGCCAATGCTCTGGGTGCTGATATCCAGAGAAACCTTCAGAGAAACCGCCTGGTGAATCCAGCGATGTCAGGGCAGGGATAATATGGCCTTTTCACTGAACGAAACAACGCTACTCAGCGCGATAAACAGCGGCAACATCTTTTCCATAATCAACAGTACCCTTTCGCCTGGTTACGGGATTTACCTGAAATCAGGACTAAGGGCATTGTCTCCTTCCTCATTTCTTGGAATTGAGTATGGGGCTGACGCCTCAGTAGTGTCAGCTCCAATTGAGCAAGGCTCTTACAGCAGCTTTAACAAAGTAAAACGGCCGCCAATTATCAGGGTGATATTTACCCTAGAGGGATGGACAGGGTTTAGCGGTAGCATCCCCAACCTGACCAATTTTACGCTGACGAGTCGCTCTGACATGCTGGCCGCCCTTGATGCTATGGTCGCTGATGCGCAGGTGTACGACATAGAAACGCCGGACACGACATACGAAGATTACGACCTTGTTCGATACAATTACCGGACATCAGATCGCGATGTGACCCTTCTGACGGTGGAAGCCATTTTTCAGGCTGTGTTGCAGGAGGCTGAAGTCACCCTGACAAGCACAACAGCCAACAGCAATACCACATCAAATGGCACAAGTAAGGCGGCTAGCGTCGTAACTGAGAAGGCTAACTCGACAGCCACAAACTCAACCCTTGAAGATGTCAAAGGCGCGCTAACAGGCCTGAAAGAGTCAGTATCCAGCGCTGCAACAACAGTCGCAACGTCTGTCACCAACGCCGTTAGCAATGCAACTTCAGGAGCGACAAGTGCCATCAATGGCGCGGCAACATCGGCCATTAAAAACCTTGCGACAACGGTTGATGAACTGGTAGCGGGGTTATCCTGATGCAAAACATTTCTCTAAAGCCCCTCAAGGCTCAGGAAGTCAGCGTTAACCTTGATGGTCAGTCTGTAACCTTGCGCATCGTACAGCGTTCTACAGGCATGTTTATTGACGTTGGCCTGGATAATTTGTGGATAGCTCAGGGCGTTCTTTGCCATAACTGCAACAAGATAGTCCGCTATCCCTATCTGGGCTTTAAGGGGGAGCTTTTCTTCGCTGACACCAAAGGAAGCCTTGCCCCTGTTTATGACGAGCTCGGGACGCGATTCAAGCTGTTCTACGCCACGGCAGATGAGATGGCAGCATGACCTATAAAAAGAGAACGCTGAAATTTCAGTTCACGCTGAAAGACGGTGCTTTCGATGAGTCAAGAAATAACATCCTGACGATCGACAACATCAAGGCAGAAATAGAGATTGGTGCTTACGGCGGGATATCAGGAACGACACTGGAAGCAAGGGTGTTTGGACTCAGCATCGAAAACATGGCTCTGCTGAGCTACAAGGGCATCCAGTTAAACGGTGCTAAGCAGAACATGATGAAGGTTTGGGCGGATGACAGGCCGGTATTCTTCGGCTCTATAACTAACTGCTTTGCCGACCTAAACCAGATGCCAGATGCGCCGCTGATAATCAGCGCCTTTTCTACAGGTTTCGACCAGTCAATCACTGCGCCTCCTTTCTCAAAAGAAGGCATTGCAAGCGTTGCTGAAATTATCACGACAATAGCAGCAAGCATTGGCTATACGGTGGTTAACAACGGCGTTCTGGCGAAGCTTGAAAATCCTTATTTCGAAGGTAACCCGATAGCGCAGATTCAGCAGTGCGCTCACGCTGCAGGCATCGAGATTGATTTCAGGCTGGGAGCTATTTACATCTGGCCGCAGGGTGGAAGCATCGACGACACAATACCTCTCATATCACCAGAGCACGGCTTAATCGGATACCCGGTATTTAGTAACTACGGGATTAACTTCCAGTGCCAGTACAGCGATCTGATTTTGCGAGGTCGCAAGGTGCAGATAGAAACCTCATTACCAAACGGCAGCGGGGTTTATACGGTGCAGTCGGCAATTCACCATCTTTCGACATGGACTGAAGGCGCTCCGTGGGCAACCATCGTATGGGCATCAATCGGACAGCTAACAGTGAGGCAGTGATGAACCTATTTACTACGCGGCCTCAGGACACGGCAACCGATGCCAATTCTCAGCAATTCCTGATGCATCAGTTTCTGATGGGAAAGTCATTCATCACGCTGGGGATCGTAACTTCGGTTAATGAATCCGGAGAAGTCGTTTCAGTGAAGCCAATGGTGGAGGGGTTCACTGGGGGCGGAGACCTCATTCCGAACTCGGTGATTCACGGCGTTCCGGTCTGGCGATTGCAGCGCGGTGCCAGCGCCGTAATCATGCCTCCCGTAGAGGGAGATATTGGTCTTATTGCTATTTGCGATCGCGATATCACGGCCGTGAAGAAGACAAAGCAATCCGCACTGCCCGGTTCAAATCGCACCCACAGTTATTCGGATGCCATCTATCTTGGCGGAGTACTTAATGCAGAGCCAAGCCAGTACGTGAAGTTTGCCAATGATGGCATTGATATCGTTTCTCCTCTGGTTGTTCAGGTTAATGGGAACACTGTTGTGGTCAATGCTGACGACAAAATATCCCTGAACGCCCCCATCATTGAGGCAAACGGACAGCTTACTCAGGGCTCCGGTAGCTTCGGTGGTAATGCGACATTCGGAGGTACGATTACCGCAACCGGAGAAGTCACAGGAAACGGCATCCATCTCAGTACGCACAAACACGGTGGTGTACAAACAGGCTCCGGAAACACCGGAACGCCAACAAACTAACCCGCTTCGGCGGGTTTTTTATTGCCCGGAGTTTACATGCTCACTAAATCACTGCTTTTGACTGACCAGTGGGATATCACGCTAGACGACAGCGGAAGCATGGCAATAACAGCCAATCCATATGCAGTAGCACAGGACGTTGCTTGCGCATGCTCAACCTTCCTCGGTGAGCCCTGGTATGACACCACGCTCGGCATTCCGTATTACGAACGGATTCTCGGACACTGGCCGGGGACGCAGCTCATTAATTCCAAGATGACTACCGAAGCCAAAAAACTCCCGTATGTCCAGGCAGCATTCTGTACCACTACCGTTGGCAAAGCAGATCGCCTTGCATCCGGCGTGATGACCATAACAGACACGAACAACGTTCAGACCACAATCCAATTCTGAGGTAACAAATGGCTGAAGTAACAGTTAGCACAGCCGTCCCCTCTGTCACGTTTTCCGCTACCGGCATTGCCGTTCCTGATGAGATAGACATTCTCAACGGGCGATTAACTGACCTTGATACCGCCATGGGCGGAGGGATGAGTAAGAGTCTGACGACTCCACAGGGACAGATTGCCATGAGCGACACGGCAATCATCGGAGACAAGAACGACAATCTGGCATGGCTGGTTAACCAGATTAACCCTGACTTTGCTGAAGGTCGCATGCAGGATGCGATCGGACAGATTTACTTCATTGACCGTATTGCTGCGATTGGCACAACGGTAACAGCTACGTGTACAGGCCTTGTTGGAACGGTTATCCCGGCAAACAGCATTGCTCAGGATTCCAGTGGTTATCTTTACTTCTCTCTGGCTGACGCCGTAATCACTTCTTCCGGGTCTGTCGATGTCGTGTTCCAGAATCAGTCATCAGGACCTATTGCTTGCCCTATCGGGTCGCTTAACACTATTTACCGCGCAATACAGGGATGGTCTGGCATTACTAACGCCACCGCTGGCGTGCTGGGAAATGAGGTCGAGAGCCGGGCTAATTTTGAGTATCGCCGCAAGCAGTCTGTAGCTGGAAACTCAAACAATCAGCTCGGGGCTGTATACGCAAACGTGCTGGCTGTCAGCGGGGTAACTGACGCATACGTTACACAGAACAACACAAGCCTGACGGTTACGAAGGGATTCACTAACGTATCTCTGGAGCCGCACTCGCTGTATGTGTGCGTGTACGGTGGCGCATCAGCAGATATTGCAAATGCGATCTGGCAAAAACTTCCTCCTGGCCCATCAATGGTGGGTAACACGAACTACACGGTTGTTGATGATGTTAACTATGTTCAGCCATACCCTGAGTATGAGATTAAGTGGCAGACACCTTCTGCAGTAAGCGTCTACTTCAAGGTTGAACTTGCAGACAATAACGCATTACCAGGCGATATCGTCAACAGAGTTAGAACCGCCATCCTTAGCTCTTTTAATGGCGAGGATGGCGGAACGCGAGCGCGTATTGGCTCAACCATATATGCCGGCCGTTACTATGCAGGCGTACAGGCAATTGACAGCGATAACGTAGATATATTCAGTATCACCATCAGCCGTGATGGCACTACATATCAAACCTCAGCATCCTTTGGCATTGATGAAGTGCCAACACTGGACGCATCAAACATCTCGGTGACACTGGCATGATAAACGTCGCGGATACCATCCTGACGCAATATGCCGACAGCCCGAAATTAAAATCCCTGATTTATTCGTTCAATGAAGCGGTAGGTATTGAAGGTTTTCTGGATGATTTCTATGACGTGATATGGAACATCCAGACAGCCGATACCTACGGCCTGGACGTATGGGGAAAAATCGTGGTTGTCAGCAGACAGCTGACGGTAACAGAGAACCAGATATATTTCGGTTTTAATGAGGCTTCATCGACACCACCAGTAGTGGATGATCCACAGCCATTCAACCAGGCACCGTTTTACTCTGGCGAGCTTTTAACATCCACCGTAACTCTTTCAAATGATGCCTATCGTAAGCTCATAATGATGAAAGCTGCAGCAAACATCTCCGACTGCACAATCCCAAATCTAAACAAACTTCTTACCTTTATGTTTGGTGATAGTGGCCGCTGTTACGTTCGAAATGATGGGGACATGGTAATGAGCTATGTATTCGAATTTGCTCTTTCCACGTCGGAACTCGCAATAGTTCAAAGCTCAGGTGCACTTCCTTCCCCAATCGGGGTAACTGTTAATATTGTTCAGCAGGTATGACATGAACTCCTCAGACTCACCATCGAAAATAATCAAAGCCTTTGGTGTTAATGGGCTAAAAAACACCATTCCTGTTGATTCAAGCACGACGACGGATAACAACGGTGTAGCCACTTTTGATAAAGGCTTCCCGCCGATTACCATGCAGCCTTTGAGTGCGGGTGGCATTCCCCCGTCCGGCAAAGACGTGAATGGCGTGCTGTACTCAGTAACAATTCAGCAGCAATGGCAAAACGCTGGCATGGGATATCTGTTTGACTCAACCTATGCGTCAAATATCTCTGGCTACCCACAAGGTGCCACTATTCCCTCAAGTGATTATTCTGGTTTCTGGATTAATACCACAAATGGAAACACAAACAATCCAGAAAGCGCAACAGCACTTCCAACAGGATGGGTTCCTGGTTATGCCTACGGCAGCTCAGCAGTAACTATTTCAACTGCAAATGTTAATGTCAGCGATCTCCAGGCGGCAAAAGACAGAATTATTCTAACCGGAAACCTAACAGGTAACAGAATACTTTACCTACCACAATGGATTAAAGACTGGACAATTGAAAATAAATGCACTGGCACTAATTTCTCAGTAATCCTAAGCACAAGAGCCGCTGGAACAACAGTTCAGTCATTGCCTGGATCAATCCAAAATATTCATTGTGACGGTGTAAATATTTCACCTGAAGTGCCTTCTATATCAGGGAAGGCCAGATTCTCAACTCCTGGAACATTTTCATTTACGGTACCTGCTGGAGTTACGACTTTATATTTGTCTGGTTGTGGCGCTGGAGGCGGTGGCGGCGGAGGCGGTGGCGCACCAGATTCAATCAGTAAAACATCCTCATCAGGCGGTGGTGGTGGCGCTGGAATTTCAGCTTATAGCCTGCCGGTATCCGTTACTCCTGGAATGACA